ATGAAATTCAGCAAGCGCCCAGCCAGAAAAGACCAGCCATTCGTTACAGCACGATACGTCGGCGAGACGTCATGCAGCTTTCGGATGCCTTTCGAGATCCTGCACCTGAACAGGCCTTTCAAAGGCTTTGACTTCATCGTTTACGACCTAATGACAACCAGATGCTTCTCGACGCTCGAATCTGCAAAGGCATGGGTGAAGGACAATCAAAGATGATCGACCCAACAGACAAGCAAACCGCCGCCCTGCCCCTGGAGCAACCCAAGCCCGGGAAATTGAGTAACGTTACAAAAAAAACAACATCAGGCTTTGATCTTTCAAAGAAAACCGGATTCCCGGAAATCGAAAAGCGCGGGCGTGGCCGTCCAGCGACAGGCGCGGCAATGACTCCAGCCGAGAAGCAGCGGGCCTACCGACAGCGCCTGAAAGAGCAGAACGCCAACCAGGTGCCCGCCGCCTGGCACAAAGCAGACCGGGCCGCCCAAGACGAACGCATCGAGCAGCTCGAGCAACAGCAAGCAGAGGCAAAGCAACTCATCAAAAAGCTGAAAGCAGACCTAAGCGGCGCAACAGACATGCTTGAACACATGAAATTCAGGTTCGAAGAGCAGCGAGCAATCGCAGACAAATTCGCGGCAACCATTCGTGACATGAAAAAAGGTAACGTTACTGAATATGCAGTAAGCACGCCTAGGAAAGTCGAGGCAACCCTGCAAGCCAGGTACAAAGGGAAAGGCCGCTGGGTGGACATCGACCGAGGCAGCAAAGAAGACATAGACGCCAGGGCTAGAGGACTGAATCAACTGGCAAGCGAAGGACGGACAGAGGACAAATACCGGTGCAAGCCCGTCTAAAGCTCCAAAATAGCCCGGCAGAGGCTTTGCAGATCCGCAAGCCGGGCATCGAAGGAAGCGCCCTCCTCATCCAGCTGCGCAACGCGACGGCGTAGCTGGCGAACCTCAGACACCAATCGCGGGTAATCAGAAAGGACATGCTGTACAGCCTCGGAATCACTCCGACCGGTTGCATAGAGGCGCGCCTGATCGACAAGGTACGAGGGAATATCGAGGGGCTTGCGCATAATCGGGATTATATGAAATTAGGCGCGGATGCCCGCATTTTCCGCACCCAATTTCACATCAATCCCGGTCCATTATGCGAAGCCTTAGAGCAGAGTGCGCGGCTCAGGCTCATAAGGAATCACGGTAACGACTGGGCCGGAAACAGGCTTATCAGCAGGCGCTGCCGCCGGCGTACCGGCCTCGCGGAGCGAGTCCCGCCCGCCCTCGGCGCTTTTCTGAAAGTCGGGTTTAGTTGGGTCGAACGCACCGTTTTCCACCATGTTCATGCAGGCCTGAAACGGTACATCCATGCGGGTCCCTTGCTGGCTAAGGCAGGCGCAACCATGCAAGCGGCCATCACGGTTACCGAACTTCAGCACCTTGCGGCGACGGTTGATGACTTCCTCCGAACTGGTCGCGTAGCAACTGGCACGCGGGAACGCTACCGGCTTGGTCAGATCATCGTAGATCGGCGCCGACGATGGCACGCCATCAATACGCGGCTGCCGATCGGCGATGTACTGCTCGACGGTCGGATGCAACGCAGAACGACCAGAATCCGGCAGCGGCGCAACCGACGAGACAGTTGCCGCCATAGCCTGGGGATCCTCCGAGGCCTCCACAAAGCCATTGAGCCGGTCATACAGATAGAACCCAACCCCACCGACAAACAACGCAGCCAGACCCAGCGCAAACGCCGCCTTGGGCAGCCGAAACTTGAAGTGGTGTTTCGCGTCCTCTTTGACCGATTCGTAACAGCCGAAATAGGTCTTGTCAATGGTGATCCGCGTGGCCTCACCATTGGCGAAGGTCAGCTGGCTACCGTTAACGCCCAGCTCGACTTTCTGAAACTCCCAACGCTTGACGATCGGCCCATCGTTGCCCCGGTGGTAATGGATATGCCTGGAACAGAGTTCGCGCATATGCGCGTCAATCAGCTTGGGGCTTTGCGTGATCGCGTGGAACTCATGACCGTCCTTACGCATGATTTCCAGGCGGCTGGCGTAGTCCGGCACTTTCGAGCCCTGGGGCCGAACACGAAACCACGTCTGAGCTTCATCGATAACAATGATGGCGTTAGCCGGCAGTTCGAACCACTTTTCCGGCGTATCGAACGGCACCCAGTCTGCCTTAATCGCCGGATGCCCCGGATTGAATCCGGTAATGTTGCAGTAATAAACCGTGCGCTTTTCCGCATGCGCCTTATCGTCGACTTCCTTGATCGTGTTCAGAGTTTTGCTATGACCCTGAAAGCCAGTATGCAAAATAAACATGGCTAGCTCCCAATGTGGCCGAGGCTGGTTTTCTTGCCGGTAGCAGAGTTAACCCCGGACAAAGCCGCACGCGCCGCCACTGCGGACAACATGATGTTTATCGCAATATCCAACTTGATAAGCCCGAACAATAACAACACATCGGACGGCATGCCGGTAACGCTGCTTAGCAAGTACGTGCGCACCGTAGACAGTAACGCCGTAATGCCTATATAGGTGATAGCGCCAATACTCAGCGATGTCAGAATCTTGGCCGCGAGCGGGCCGACAATTGCAGCCAGAAACAAGAATATAGCAGGCATGTTTAACTACCTCCGAAGGCGCGACCAACATAGACCGCAAAGAACAGTGAAGCCAATGCAACTAACAAGTTGCCCAGGCCGCTAGCGTACTGACAAACAAAGTCCCAACTGAACGTGATACTTGTCCCGGTCGTTGCAAGGTTTATAACCCGATCAGCTGGACAGGATGCTGTCAGCCAGCGCGAAGTCGAAGGGCCGGTAAACAAACCACCCATATCCACTTCCTCAGTCTGCAAGGCATATTCCGGCTTTGAAGCTTCCGCAAGAACCGAACCTTTCTGAGTTTCCCAATCCATCGAACAGCGCATCAACTTTTGCTGTTCCAGTACCGCGCAATCAATAGCGTCGCCCTCACAGGACAACGTAGCCGAACAATCCCCACCAGCAGCGGTGCGCTCGACCTCCTCTTCTGGCTCCGTCTCATCAACCGGCGCATCACAGTTTGGCCCGGAACATTCCTTGTTTTCCTCAATCGTATTACCCGCCGCGTCTTTAGTCGTGGTCGTGGTGGTGGTTGTAGTCGTGGTCGTGCAGACGCCCGCGACGCAGTGCGTGTTATTGGCCGTGCTGGTCGTGCTGGTCGTGGTCGTACCATCGCCATTATCAGTAGTGCTAACAACGTCTTCTTTGGTATTGGCCGACGCCTCAGGAACATAGTCCGGACTTGTGCACTGATAACCCGTCACACCGCCAACAGATCCAACCGTGCACTCACTGGCGGCAAATTGGCTGGAGCCACTACTAGATGTACAAGTAAAAGACCCGGACTCATTAGGCGTGCAGCTTTGCGTTTCAGTACTGGTAACCGGCTCGGGCGAATTACACGCCGGATCAGCCGCACCCGTACACGAACTCGACTCAACCTCACCAGGTGAACCAGAAACCCCCGTATATTCGCCATTGCCCCAGCAGGCATATTCGCCGGTAGCGCCAGAAGCCGCGCATTCCATAGACGTAATAGTCATACCGCAACCATCGTTATTGGTTGTTTCACCCGGCGATGCAAAAGCGCCATAGTTAGCCCAAGACTTTTTCCAGCTAGTAGACTGACCAGATTGTCCGGCACATGGGTCTGGCGGCGGAGCATCGCATACACCCGTTGAACTATTGTAGGTCATACCCGCAGGGCATGAATTACCTACACGCTGGACATAGCCACCCGTGTAATCGGCGCCATTATGCTTACATAAACCATCAATCCCACTCGCACCCATAACAAAACTGACACCGGTAGCATTACCGCTATTGTTATGAATACAAACAGCCATAGGACTAGCCGCTACATAAACAAAAAACGGCGAGTACCATTCATAATTTGCGGCATTAGATACGCCCGAAAAGCAAAGCAGCAAAAGCGAGAGTGACCACAAATAGATAGTACGCATTAGGATCAATCCCCATTTTCAAACCCTCATAAGTAAAAAGCCCCGGAGGCCGGGGCTTGTGTTGCGGTTGCGGTTACAGCGCCTTGCGCAGCCACTTGATAGCGGCGATACCGATGATGACGGCGATCACCAGGGCGCCCAGGGCGAGCGCGTCAGTCTTGCCGTCGGTGATAGCGGTAGTTACACCGGCATCGAGAGCGGCCATGGCGCTACCAGCGGCAGCAACGGAAGTGACAACGAACACGCCAGCGGCGTTTTTTGCGGTTTGGAACAGTTTCATAGGGTGTTACCTCATTTGAGCGACTTTCTTGAGAGCGAGGAAGCCGAACACAACGACGAAGAGAATTAACGCCCCGTCCTTGAGTTGCACAGCGTCCTCAGTGGTTATCCCGTAGCCGGGAATATCGGTGGCCTCGATAGCGCCCAGGCTACCCGAGCAACTGGCAGAGCCAGCATCGATAACCCAAACGCCATCACAGACCAGAATTTGCATTTAGCCGGCAGCCTGTTGGCGTGGCGCAGTCGTGGACGTTGGAGCAGTTACAGGCCGCGACTGTTGCGCGGGCGCTTCCTGAATGCGAAGCGGAGCGCCGGACAGCGAATAACGAATCCGCGACTTACCGTTGTAAGTGTCGATTTCATCGTTGTACGGGGCGAAGACTTCGGCGCCGATCTGCTGGCGGTAGGCGTTATGTACGCCGTTCTTAAAGTCTTTACCGGCAACCATGAATTCAACGACCTTGGTTTCGTTGAAGCCGTTGAAGTTCGTGGTGATATCGTCGATAGCGACCAGAGCCCAGGGCTTTTCGGTGGTGCCTTTTTCGACGACGCCTTGTACAAAACCTTTCAGAATTTTCATAGGTGATCCTCAGTTGAGTTAAAGCCGAAAACATCACCCAGCCAGGGCGTGCATTTTTCGGTGTAGTCGAGCGACCAGACGCGTTCAGGCTTGGCGCCCTGCTCTTTCCGCTGGTCGAGTTTTGCCAAGGTTTCGTCAACCTGAGCTTGAAGCGTGGGATTGATGAAGGTCGCTCGGACACGTTCGCGAAGCGTCATCGTCTGGCGGTCGGAAGCGCTGAGCGCAGTGCCTTTAAAGCTGACGGTGCGGAGAGTCATGCCCTCCCCTGGCAAACCTTGGGCTGCCTGGATCATGCCCCCACCTCGAAACACTCAGCAGACGCAGCGTCCAGACAGTCAGGGCAAAAGCAAAAATAAGGCGGAATGCGCTGGTCAGCGATGGCGCCGGGAACCTGTACGGGGCCGGTCAGCAGCTGGCCTACCTCGACTTCACAGCAGTCACAGAAAACCCGATCAAGGATGATCATGCGGCCACCAGTTGCAGGTGACGCGGGATGACCGCAGAGCGATAGAAAGCCGGCGCCGGGAGCGAGTAAATCCGATCGACTTCGCGCACGTTCTTGATGAAGACAACGCCGCAGCGGCTGCTGTCATACGGCAATTTAATGTCAATGCCGATACAGCGAAGGCGCGCACGGTGGGTCTTAACCGAGGACTTATCAAAGTTGAACGTCTTGCCGTTCATCCACTCATAGGCATAGGTCGCGGTGCGTGTCGCGGCCTGCATAGAATCGCAAATCCCGTCTTCAAACAGACGCTCAGAAATGCTCGAGATATCGTGTGCAGTGAGATTCATTTTCTCGCCCACCTGTAAAAATTCGCTGTGCACTTCGCTCAGCTTCGATTCATCAAATAAGCCCCAATAGCAGAGGCGTTCACGCTTCAAAAACTCAGCCTTGAGCTTGATTTCAGAACGAACCATGCCGACAGATCGGCACCAGTCGCGCAGGTTGCGAACGTAGGTGTATTCCTCGGAATCTTCGCCAAAGGTGCGTTTGATCTTCGGCAACAAATGGGCATCCAGCTCGGCCGCTTTGTTGTAGTTGCCGGGATAAACCAACCGCCCCGCTTTCTCGCCACCCTTGGGCGTCCAAACAACGGTATTGCCGTCCGGGTACAGGTAGCCGATGGAATGGCGGAAGCGCTGGCTTGATATGCCCCGGAGAAAGGCCCGTTCGTTGCCCTCCCCTACGTAAAAATTCGAAGTGCAGTCCAGGCGAGTGAAAACAGCGCCATCAACCGCCGCCGTGCCGTCCTGCAAGTGCTGAACCTTTGTGCACTTGGTCATGGCCGGAAGCCCGTATTCGGCTAACAGCGCATTGATAACCCGCATGTTTTCGTCAAGGCGCTCAATGCCGAAAACGTTGTCCAGGCGGTTCAGCCTGGAAGCGTTGCCATCGACCGTGATCCGCCTGCCGCAGACGTGAATTCGAAAGGTTGTCGAGTAGCTGCCCTGCGCATGAAACGCCGGAACGGACTCTGAAAGCCGCTCGCTGGTGTGACGGTCAAAGCAAATAGAAATAACGTCGCCGACTACTGGAAGCTCGTACGGGTAATCCTGGTGGGCTTTGATCCAGTCGAAGAACATGCGATCCCCTTAGCCAAAAAGCATCATTCGTGACGTTGTAGCTAAATCACAAATGACATTAGCGTGCTTTATAGCTGAATCACACATGACATTGCAACACGTGCAAAAATCATATCTGTCTGGAATCACGAATGATGGCGGAGTGAAATCACAAATGGCCAAAACCTACAGGCTAAGAGACGAGGCGG